CCTGAGATTCAGGTACTGTTTCATCATCTGATTGCAATCGCAACTTATTAAAACCTAAGTATGCTTGCGAACACATACTTGATTTGGTGGTCTTTTTGGCAACCACCACAGCTCCTAACATGTAGTTATATACACGCGACTCAAAAAAATGGGAAATAGCTGTTAAAAATAAAATCATGCAAAAAACAAATATACATGAAGTTGATGGGTTATCAACCCACCTAGCCTCGAGAGGCTAAGTGAAACCGTTCTACCAACTGATCAAAAGTTGGTAACGTCGTTTCATTCACGTAGAAGCTATATGGTTCAGCTTCTATAATTTCTCGAAACTTCTTGTGATGTTTCTCAAAAACTTGTCGACCATGGAAAAAGAACTCATTATTTGCACTTGTAATAACTGCAATCATCTGAGCATATTTATCAATGGTCTTGGAAGGAACCCAAACTGTCAAACTTTTGACAATGGATAACTCTTCCAATGGACACAACCAGTCACCAACATCTTCATCAAAGACCCATTTCCTTTTCAAGAAAGAACAATCGTCAATGTGGATGTATGGTACTGATTCCGCTTCCTTATCAGCCATCGTATACTCAACACCAAACGAAGCTAAAACAGCTTGCATAGTGGTGTGGTCAAACCAAGGAGCATTCTTACTCACACCCATAATGTTATCATCACCATAAGTGAAAAGATGCACATTCGACCGAAAAGTACGAACCTCCTTAAAAGGATTCAACATGCGATAACAATAACGCACATACAATGAGTTCACCAAAGAATTGATGATAACCGTCAATGGATGACCAGATGGATTAGTTCCAAAGAACTCGATCAAATCACCATTAATATTGGACAATGGAAAAGCAGTGTATTCAGCAATGCATGACATAGTCAGCAACTCTTCCTCTGAAAAGCCTGCTGCACGATGCAACTTAATAATGACTTCAAAGGCTGCCAAAATGAAATCTGCAATCATTCGCTTATCGAACTTGCCATAATCACCTGCAACCATTTGATCTTCACCAAATGCTGTAAGATATTGTCTAATCGCTCCCCATTCAGAGGATTGACAGACAGTTCCCGGACCCGCCTCAAAAACAAATTTGTTCTCTTGAACTAACTTGACAAAACTCAAGAAATTCTTTCGAACAACAATGCTCCAATCGGCTGGCCCACCGTCAAAAAGACGGGTTTTTCCTGCATCACATTTACGCAGGATAGTTGCTTCATCCTTAAGATGGCCCGTAAAAACTGGAAAAGATCGTAATCCGCGCTTATAGCGCGATTCAATCTCAGCAACTCTCTCCCAAACTTCCGGTTCAAAATTGACACCATCAGGATTGTTTTCACGGGGTTCAGAAAACATAAAATTTTTCTTTGTGCAGCACCATGGAGCTCCCATGGATGTACTGGTAGCCATCTTATCAATGAATTTGACTGATGGCAAGCCATTAA